GACACCTGGCCATGATGTAGCCGCAACGCTTCACCGACTTCTATCCAGATAGCGCCAAGCGGAATGCTCGCCAGATACTCAAGCACCTGGTCTTGCCGTTCAGCGGCGATACCTTCCTGCGCATTACGCCTCGCACGGTCAATGCTTGCTGGCCTACCGACGAATCCTTCCGTACCTGCGTACGGCAGTTCAGCGTTCATCTGGTTGCCACTCATGAAGTACCACGCCTAGTTCATTGATTAACTCAACGACACCGTGCCGCCAACCACGACGCTGTAGTAGGTCGTAATCGCTGAGGCCAGCGATGTCAGGATGAGCCAGGGATTGCGCGAGTTTGAGGCCGCGCTCAATCGCGCGCCTATCCTCGTAACCGCTGAACGCGTGTATCCACCTACGGCCTTGATGGTGGCAACGCAACCAATAGTGCTTGTCCATCAGCGTTCCTCAATCATGCTCAACCGTTCCATGACCACGCCATCGCAGAGCAAGCGCTTCGCGTAACCATTACCGATGTTGAACGCCTTCCAATGGAAGTAGGCCTGGGCGCGACGCGTAGTTGTGAACCTGGTGCGGTATTTGCCACCACGCCCACGAGTCTGAACCTCATAGGTGTGTTCAGTTTCTTTGTCACCTGGGTATCTGCCGATGTAGAGCAGATAGTTGTCAAAGTTGTTCATGGCTATCTACCTCCGTTCATGAGGTTGCTGATGATGCCTGATGCTTCCTTCTTCGTGAGTTCGGTCAGCGCTTTGATGGTGCGGCCAGCCTGCTCACTTACGAACGGAATCACTTCCACGCCACGCTCACGCGCGAGTTTGCTCAACAGGCCTACTTGCGCGCTACTGATGCTGGTTGAAGTCGCGGTTGCCTTCTCCTTGATGACGGCACTCTTCGCTTCAGACGCTTGAATCATGTCTTCGCGTGACCGTTGAACTGTCTGCTCACCACCGAGGAACGGTTTCGCGACCATCGGTATCACGGTTGCGTCACCCTTCTCGCTGGTTTCAGCGCGACGGTTACGGACTTCATCTGCTGACGCAATCTTCTGCGTATCAGCGGCCAAGGCCGCGATGATGGCTCTACCCCAGGCGCTTGTCTCAGCGTTCATGAGTTCACTATCACGCGTATATGGTGTCTTACCTGGGAAGGATTCCCATGCCATACCGACACCTGGCCGCTTATCGTCTGCGTCACGGTATGCCGCCGCCGCATAGACCACGAACATCCGTTCGCCAACCGTAACTAACTCATACGGTTTGGCTAGGTCAAGCGGTTGTAGTGAACCGTTCGGGTATTTCTCTTTGAAGATGCGGATGCGTTCAGCCACATCCACATAGTCGGATAGGTCAAATGACATTACTTATTCCTCCTCTTTGTTGTTGTTATTACCCGACCACGCCAAGCGGTACCTTGACGCGATTGAGAACGCGGTGGCCATCCGCTTATTGTCGGTGGCCTCTTCTATTTCTTGCCAATCAGCATCGGTGAACTCTGCGCAATCCACGATAAGTAAATCACGCGATTCAGCAGAACCGATTGCCCCATCTATTGAAAAGAACATCAACATCAGAACGCTCCTGTTACTTTGTGGGTACGCATGACGCGGAATGGTTTGCCCTGGCGCTCAAACTTGGCGGCGATATCAGGGTGTGCTTCCTTCAACGCCTTCGTATCAAGTGAACTACGGCCAGCCTGTTCCTTCCACGAGAGAACCTTCACTCCGTTGAAGGTGCCTACCTCGTTGCCTTTCAACAGCATCGCCAAATGGTCTTCCGCGAGTTTCTTCAACGCTTCACCCTCAGCAATCTGTTCCTTGGCGTGAACTATCTCTTGAAGCCAACGCATCTCAGATTCAGGTATCTCAATCTCGGTTGGTGTAGCGCGCCAAATCTTCGCGACGGTATCTGCGTCAATGACGCAATCCGCGAAGTCTGCTGGTGGCCTGTTCTGGTCAATCGCTTCAGCGAACCGATTCGCCTCATCTACCAACGACTGAACCGCTTCAGGATTCTCAGGTAAGGCGATGACGCTGATGTTCTGTTCACTATCAAGCACGGAGAAATACACTTCCGCACCCGTGACGAAGCGTTGCGCCCAGCCTTGCCAAAGCCATTCGTTCGGCAGGTCTTCCGCGTCACGCACCCGATAACGCGTCGTGGTCTTCGCTTCAATCACCACATTCGGCGTGAAGGAATCATCCACGCCATCCAGCGTGACAACGAAACAGTTCTGCTGATACATGAACGGTGGTGTCTTTACGGTTACGCCAAGAACCACGCCAGCCTCCGCGACCAGCACAGGTTCAATCAGGTTGCCGCGACGGAACGCCGCTGTCTCTTTGCTTGGCTGTGGGTCATTCAGTTTCGCCGCGAACAGTTCAGGCCGCGACATATACGGTGATTGACCCATCAGCACGGGCGCTTCCGACGCGCCGAACACGGCATTACCGTGCTCGTCACGGTGGCGTTTCAATAACCAATCCATACTTCCGTGTGGTGGTTTCTCTATCAGTTTCATGGTTCCTCCTTATGGTGGCGTTATTGCCACATTCATCATGCCCCAGGGGTGCTACGCGGTTGCGTCAATCGGAGAAATAATTCGCACATCAAATAGTCAGGGAACCAGCCACCGAGAAGGAGGTGAACGGTGGCTGGCTCTACCCGACACGGCGGAGAAGGAGACACCGCGCAACGACAATCTAGCGAGAGAAGGAATTCTGCGCAACAACTAAGAGGTGTAGCCGCAAACCAGGTGAAGACAATCCTTCACAGAATGGTAAGAGATTGAACCATCCCCACGGGAATAGAAAGCACACTGTCAAGGCTGTCATCATCAGAGACCGACTGAGCCACCACCACATGATTCGGCTTCGCGTCAGGCAACAACCAACCAACCGTATTCACCACATACGGCTCATCACCAATATCAGTGATGTCACACCATTCCGTATGGCTATGCGCGTCATGCCACACGACCAGCACCCGTGAACGCTCAGTCATCATCATCTTCTTCACTTTCGCAAGTAACGATTCGCCACACCTTACAAGCACACACGATTACCAGCCTTCCTTCTTCCTGTTCTGGCAGAAGATAGGTGCCTGAACCGTGATGCCATGTTCAGGGGTAATGATGGCCATCGCCTGTTGCGGCACTTCGTGGCCAAAGTTATTTATGAACGCGTACTCATCCAATCCCTTCATGCTTCCGTTCACAATCAGCGACGGTGAAGGAAGGTACTGATGCCAATGCCCCATCCAAAGTGTGCTGAAGTTCTGGCCTGTCGCGAGATACCGTTGCGCCTTCCGTGCGCGCAACCGCATAATCGGCGGATAGATACCACCAATCCCAGCACCGCCTGTGGCCTGGTCACCGTGCGTGATGAGTTGCCCATGCCCATACACATGGAAGAACGCGTCCGCGCCTTCAGGTATCACGAATGTGACACGCTTATCCGACGCGAAGTGTCGTTGAACCATCTTCGCCAACAGCCAATCAAAGTTCGTCTTGGCGCGCAGTTTCATTCGTGGCTTCCTACTCGTGCGCCCGTGATTACCGACTACCGAAGCAACATGAACCTTCCCGAACTCCGTGGCCAACATCTCAACTGCCGCCGCTATCTGCTCACTCCAGAACAACAACGAACCAATCATCGTGTCCTCGTTCGTTTCAGCAAGTTCCTCGTGAATGTCACCAGAAAAAATGTCACCACCAAGAATCAAGACGCAACCGTCATACTTCATTCCAGCGAGATAGTGACGCGACATCTTCACCAGGCCACGCGACCACGCTTCCAGGCGCTTCACCGCTATCTCACGGTTGTAGCAATTCAAGAAATCCACTTCTTCCGGCAACACCACTTCATCAAAGTGTGTGTCTGACAACATCGCGACTACGGTTGCCGCCTTCTTCTTCGGCACTTCAGGTGACAACCAGCGTGGCGGTGACAACTCCAAGTGTTCACTACGGTCAATGACCGTCAGCGCACGGTTCGCTTCTGTGAGTTGCTTCTGTAGTTCCTCAGCGCGATGCACCGCGGCGTCACGCTCACGGCGCAACCGCTTATCTTCCACCTGGTTCTCAGCCGCCAACTCTTCAGCGAAACCCATAATTCACCCTTCGGTAATTACGGATGGCGTTCTCACTCAAAGAATGACCATTACGCCGCAAGACACGAACTATCGCCGCGGTACTGATACTCGCATCCTGAATAGCGGCCAGCAAATCCTTCCTATCTTCCTCGCTCAACGCCACCAGAATCTCATCAACCCGAAACAGGTTGCGTGGTGGAATCCCTTCATTTCTCAGTTGGTCACCGAGTTCTCCCACTATCTTCTCCCTTATGCCAATCAAGGTGTTCGTGAAGTTCCTCTTTCACAGTATCAACCTTCCCTTCAGTTCGCAGGGCAATCTGCGTCAAACGAACCAGGTTGTCTGCGACGACAGCATGGTCTTCACGGTTCTCCTTACGCGCTGAATGAACCATCGCCACCACAACACCACCGACAGCGGTAATCGTGGCCACCACAACCATCGCTACCCCGTTATCCATTGGCTTCCTTCCACGCTTTGACCGCCGCAGGAACCTTGTCACCAGCCACATAACGGATATGCCACGGCTCAGACTGAACTTCCCATGACCAACCAAACTTCTCGCAGTTCTTCAACATCCACTCAAGGCGCGCACCTGACGCAGTCCAAATATCCACCGCGATACCGAGGTTATGGTTACTAGAACCAGGCACCGCCATCGGAGCCATACCCTTCTTCAGGTACCAGGTTTCACCGTTCCAGGTACGCGTAGAAGCGCCAGGGATGGGCTGTTTCTGGTAACGCGACATGAACCCAGCGCGTTGCATCTCCAACGAACGATAAGTATCACCAGCGGAAGTCGGCTTGAACGGCTTGATTCCGTCAGTCACCGCCGCGGAACGCAACGCATGATACGCGTCAGCGGCCAGGTGGTGAAGCCACCCGTAAGGCTTTACCTCAACCAGCAACGCAGGTGGTAACGCTCCTGGTGTCACCCCACGCAAATCCGCTGGAAGCACTACGGGCTTGACGGGGAACATGAGTCACTTCTTCTTCTTGCTTGGTGTCGCGGAGAAGGCATCCTTGATTTCATCGCTAGACAGATTGCCATCAACGGAGGCCGCCGCAAGTTTCTGAACCACGCCGATTACCGCCATCGCGCCAGCCATGATTGCCGACTTCGCCACAGACACCCCAATAACCGCACCCGTAGTAATCGCTGGCAACGCGGTGGCCAGGAACAGGCTGAACAGCCTTTGGCCGATATCAAAGAACTTCGCAATCGTCGTATTCTGCTTGATACCCATATCGTTAGTCATCACTTTCGCCTCCTGCCACGCTCGCCAAGAACAAGTGTAACAGGACTGCTAACGATGTGAGAACTATCGCCTGAATCAGGGTCGTACCCGTCAAAGTCAATAGGACGAGGCCAGTCCCAGCCCACACCCAAACATTCTCAAGAAGATAGTCACGCCATTTCATCTACGCCGAGAGGATAACGGAATAACGAAGGTCGTGACTACTACCGCGTTCACCGTCTTCCGTTGCTCATCAGTAATCCGTGAACCATCATCCCAATCAGCCTTACATAAGTAAGCCCATTCCCAAGGCGGTTCAGTTTCAACACGCCGACATTCAAGCGTCTGCGCCTTCGCGCCAGGTGCGAACAGGCTGAACGATACTGCTGTGAACAGCGCGACCAGGCCGCTTCGCTTCACTTCCTACTCTGGTAGTTATTCGGCTACTTCGGTAACAGGTGCAACGAATACATCGTTCACCGCATCATAGATGTCACCGATGCCAGCGTATTTGGAACGAAACGAACCCGAATAACTTGTCTGCTTCCATTCACCAGCAAGACCGAGTGATGCAATGAACGCCTGACCAATGGATTCGCTGGCAGGGAAGTCGCCACCA